ACTCTTTGAGGGGTTGAGGTCCAGGTGCTTTACCACCTGAGGTTACCAACCGAGCCCCTTTTGGTCTGATGTCACTGAAATCAAACTGAATGTGAGAACCTCCATAAAAATAGGATTTAACCAATACTTTTACAGCGTCAGCCCATCCTTCAATAGAATCTGCAACTAACCATCTTCTACCTCTATCCTTACTTGGTTTTCTAATTTCGGGAAGTTGTTCAACGTGATGATTTTGTACGGAATAACCAACCCCTGTACCTCCAAGTAATAAGAACATGATTTCAGAGAATACTCTCCAATCGTCTACGGGTGCGTATGCACAGTTGTAAATTCTGTTTGGTGAGATTTCGATTGGTTTTCCTGCGAACTGCATTGACCTCATCGATGGGAGAACTTGTTTCTTGTAAACATACATGTAGTTCTCACGGATTTCTTTTTCTAATTGGGGATACTTTTTGATGTGCATCTCCATGTTTCTTGTTACTAACTCTTGCCAAGTCTCTCTTCTCTTTAACTCAGGGATGTACTTTGCATACTTCATGTACACCGTGATGTCTGATAAAATTCTGTTTGAAATGTCCATTTTTGTAATTTTTTTGTAAAATGATTTTATTTAAAAAATCGGTGATTTTCTTATTAAATATATGGTCGGCGATGAACCGACCACAAATTTAATTAAAAAAAAATAAGTTTTTTTTGAAAAAAGTAGATATTTAATTAGGGACTTTTTTGTTGTTCACGTTGTTTTCTTTTCTCCAACAGTTCTTTGACCCTATCTCTTTTTCTTTCTTCTTGTTGCTCTTCAAATCCTAGGAATGTGATTGATGATTCAGTGTCGATTTCAAGTAATTCATTATTGAATTTACAGTTCTCGAAAACAACCCCGTCTTTACCAAGACGAGATTTAGTGATGGCTATTGTTGCAAGGTTCATCTCTTTTTGTTGTAATGTCTTTGCCACAGTAATAATAACGTGGCCTACTTGTGCTTTCTTGATTGAACCACCCATTTGGTCTGTTGTAACAACTTCAGATGAAATTGAACTTCTATTTCCTTGGGTTGCAGTCCATCCCACAAGATTTAATTCGTGACACATGGCTTCGAATGCCCTCATAATTGAACCTTCGGCCTTCCATTCGTCTTTAGCACTTTGTTCAGGTAGAACACAATCTATGTAATCTAATAGAATCAAATCAATTTTATTTCCCTCAGCAATCATTTTTCTCACCTGATTTTTGATATGATTCATAGTTACAGTGTCTGAAGCCAATTTCTTGAGAATCAATTTGTTCTTCATTGTATCTTGAATCTCTGAGATTTTATCCATTACTTTTTCTCTGTGTTCGGCTAATTTGTCAGGTTCAACGCCTGTCCAAATGGTGAAGTGTTTTCTCTGAATAATTTTTGGATTGTCTTCAAAAAAGATTTGTAAAACGTTATAACCGTGATTAAATGCGGTATTGGCTATTTTAGTGAGGATTGTGGTCTTACCAACACCAGTGGGTGCAAGTATGACCCCAATCTCACCTTTGGCTAATCCACCCTTTAACAATCTATCAATACCTGTTATTCCCATAGGAATTGGATGTCTGTAATCATCTTCCAAAACAGTATCCAAACCTGAGAAAATATCTGTAACATTCTTTTCAACTTCTCCAACTTGAAGAGCTTCTCTTACTAAACCCTCAACTTTGTCATAAGACTCAAAGTCACCTTCAGTGATGATTTTCTGAGCTCTGTCCATAGCCTTTTTCAACTCTTGTTGTTTACAGAATTTCAAAGCTTTCTCTTGAACAAACTGAGCCCCTTCAACTGGTGCATCTTTGATTTGTTTTAAAGTATCCAAAACAATTTTGACAACCAATTCTTGGGTGACTTCAGCCCTTACAATCTGTTCAATTGTTTCAAAGTTAGGAGAAGCTTCATACTTTGAATGATATTCTTTAATCATCTGAATGATGATTTTAAAATACTTGTTGTCAAAATACGATGGCTCAAGAACGTCGACAATTGAGGATGCAAAGTCTTTATCCTCTATTAGTTGGTTGATAAGTTGTATTTGAAACGTGTTACCTAAGTAGTCAAAGTTTTTGTTCATAGCCAAAGAAAATATCCCCTCTTATTTTAAATATCAATCTCTCAAATCAATTCCGCAATATTCGTAAGATAATTCGGAATTTGAAAAAATGTCAGTCAGTTCTTTAAGAACATCCTTCAAATATGGTCTTACGTCAACGGTGTAACGAACTTTGGGTGGAAACTTTTTTCCATCGAAAATTCTCTGACAAATTGTCTGGTCTCCTACTTTCACAGAAAGATAGAAGTTTTCAGGACCCTCGGTAAAAGACGTATCCATAATCTTGGGGTCATGAATGATTGCCTCCATGTTATCCATCATATAGATAACTGTTTTCATTTTGAGGTAATACTGTAGCTCCTCGGATAAGGATTTGATGAAATGATAAAACTCGGTAGAGTTTTTTGCTTCAGGGTTGAAACCTTTGACGTTGAAGAATCTTTGGACGACGATGTTGTCGTTCAGGGTCAACAAAAATTCCATCTTGATGCTGTCGTGTTCTTTCATGTTTTTCATTTTTTTGTGTTTCGTTTTTCTTTTCTTGTTAGTTTCATAAATGGTTTTAGGAAGTTTACCCACGCTTCGTCGTTTTTAGGTAGGTATTTAAATAGGCCGTCTTCCATCATCAGCCTCATAAGGTTTTTATAACCTCGGTCAGTAGGGTCCATGGTATCGGTATGAATCTGTTCAACAAGTTGTTTACCTTCTTGGTTTATGAGGGGATTATGAAGGTCAACAATCATTTGATTCACAACGTAAAACTCTTCTCCAAGTATACCACTTTTGGTCCGTCCTGTCAAAATATTTTCTAAAGATTTTGGTAATTTCTTTTGTTGGATATTTCGTGCATAATCCAATATTTCTTGGATAGTGCATGGTTTTTCAAGCATAAACGGAAAAAGTTTAACCAAAGTTTTTTCTCCCAAACCTTCAATACCGTCAATATTGTCTGATTTGTCTCCTGTGAATATTTTTGTAACAGTGATGTTATAATGTGGGATGTCAACCTTGTTGATTGTTATCTTATCTCCATTCTTAAAATACCTCTTTGCCACAGGTGAATAGATAGTCACTCTTTGACTTATAAGTTGGGTGAGGTCTTTGTCTGCTGAGAAGATTATAATGTCTTCATCGGTCGCAATTTGACAATAGTAAGCTATTAGGTCATCGGCTTCATTATCTTTCATTTCAACCTGTCGGACGAAAACCTCCTCCAAATACATCTTTACTCTAGCCTTTTGTTGTAGGTAAGATTCGTATTTGTACTCATTCATATCTTGGCGACGGTTTCCTTTATATTGAGGATACAAACCTTTCCTTACGGATGAGTTCGAATCTCCGTCCCAAAATACTATAACTTTGTCATGATTGTGTTCTTCAAGAAATTTCCGGATAGTGTTGATGAAATGGTATACCCCTCCTATGTGAGAACCATCGTTATAAAGTTCTTTGACTCCGTGAAAACCAATCTTGAAAAGGTTGTCACCATCTACTAATAAAGTCTTAGGCACATATTTGATTTAGAGGTGATTGTTTTCCTTTCTGTAGTCCACATATTCTTTAACTTCTCTGATTTCTGACGAAGTTATAGAATTGATTTGATTTTTCAAATCGAATCTTTTGTCGTTAGTGAAATAAACTTTTCTCGCCAAATTGATAAATTCATCTTCGAACTTACCTTCTTTTTCTAATATTCTCAAGATATCTTCAATTTCCCATAAATTTGAATTAGTACTGACTAGATTATGATATAAGTTTTTAATTATCAAATTGTTCAAATACTCCGAAGATAAATTATAAAGAAGTTCAAATTCTTTATTGATGTAATCTAATTTTTCAGGATTTGAGATTTTATTCTTTTTAACTTGAAGAATTGATAACTTATCAATTAGTTCACCGACGCTTACAGGAATGTTTACCATATTACTCTTCTTTCTCTTCGGTCAAAGTGAAATCTCCTTCAGCACCAATAATATCCTTCCAATAGTCGGCATATTCTTTTTTGTATGCTTCGATAGATGCTTTTTCTTCTGTTGAATCTTTACCCGCCAAAAACCCATGAGGTGTTACAATAATTTTCCCATCATCGAATCCGAGTCCGTTGATGTGGTTTTTCATTACAGATATCTTACTCCTAACGGCAAATTTAACGGAACGTTTGTCTTTTGTCGCAGTAATTTTTGTAGTTCCAGCACCTTTCTGATTTCCGAACAAAAATACCAAAGACGAGTTCAACCAAACAGATTCACCACCTTTAGCTTTAATCTTCGGTTGTCCGAAAGGATTGTCCGGTAATTCAACCCAAGGTTGATTTATGATAATCAATGTATTTTCATATTCGGTATCCGCTTTTCTTGAACCAGAAATTCTTTGGTTGATACCCATTCCGATTTTATCGGATAAAACGGATGCGTTGTGTTGTTTACCACCTTTACCCTCATAGGTCATCTTACAAGGTACTGAACCTACAGAATCCCAAATGAAACATAGGCTATAGTTCAATTCCCCTTTTTCTTGAGCATCCAATAGTTGATTGATGTAATCGGTGATTTGTTCTATGTAGCTGAAGTTGTTATTGAATAGAAAGAATCCGTCCCAATCCAACTCACCTGTTTCGGTGTCAACAACCTCGTCACATTGGAACCCCATGAGTTTAGCATGGTCAAAACTCCACTTCTGTTCTGTAATGATGAACACAGGTAAGATTTCTTTCTTTTGAGCATCTACAGCAGCTTTGATTGCTGCAGTTGTTTTACCTGTATCTGAGTGACCCAAAAACATATTGATATGTCCAATAGCAGGACCAGGTAAACCAACGGCATCCAAGAAATCGGCACCTAAGTCCAAAAATCTTTGGGGTTTATATTTTGCAGAAGTTGAGAACTTCTTTTTCAGATTACTAAAATCGTTTTTCTTGATTGCCATAATTAAAAGTCTAAATCGTATGTTATAAAATCGTCCAATTCTTCATCGGGGTGAAACTCAAGCCAATCTTCATTCTCGAAAATAAAATACCCACCACCATTAGAGTCTTCCCATTTTCTGAGTTGAAGTTCTTTTCCGTTTTTATCTATTATTGTAAAATCGTAGGTGACGGCTTCGAAAACTTTTTTCGGATGTTCTTTTACTTTGAATGTCATTATAAAAAAATATAAGGGCGGTTTGACCCGCCCTTGTTATAAAATTAGAATGGTAAATCAGTGTCAGCTTCAGCGTCAGCTTGTGGGTCAGTAACTTTAGAAGACTTGGAACCACCAATTGAGGTTTCAGATACTTCATCATCACCGTAGACATATCCACCTTTTTCGTTATCCCACTTTGGTGTTTTACCTTGTGCGATTGCTTCAAGATACTCTACAGGTTTTTTACTATATACATCAGTCCAAGACAACTCATCATTTACCCACTCGTTAGCTTGGTCTTTATCTGTATGAACAGGTGTTGGGTCGTCGTACATGATTGCTGAAACAGTTGTATACTCTTTTCCTTTTGGAGTTTTAGATTTAGCCAACTCGATGATTAGGTCACGACCTTTTTCAGCATCTGTAATATCACCCTTGTTTCTCCAAATGGGAATAATCTTGTCAAGAATACCCTCATTCTTATAGTTGTGTTTAAATCTCCAAAACTTTGGACCGTCAGCTTCGTTATCACGGTCGATAACTTTAACGATGTAAAACTTACGAGATTTGTATTGCTTTGCAAGTTCCTTATCGGATTCCTTACCTGTTGCCATCAACTCTTCGTAAACTTCGTTCAAAGGTGAACGTTCGTTGTCATTTTTTCCTGGGTCATAGAACTTCTGCCATTGACCACCTACTTGGATTTCATGATACCAAGCCTCTTTGAATGGTGAGGAACCATCTGTGGTAGGAAGAATTCTCACTCTTCTCTGACCTGATTTCTCTTTATCACCAAGGATTAAAGCGAAATACTTTTTCATTCTTTCGTCTTGCGACATTTTCGATTGGGCCCCGCCCATTTGATTTTTTTCATACTGTGCCAATACGGCGTCTAATACATTACTCATTTTTTATAAATTTAGATTGTTTAGCAAATATAATTGGGATTTCCCTATATGTCAAATTTAAAAGGGACCAATCGGTCCCTTTTTATTATTTAAATTTAAAATCTTCTCTATCCTCTCCACTCGGTTGAAATGAATTTTTTATATCGTTCACATTGATATCACTAACTTGGTCGTCAGTCAAAACATATTCATTTTTTCCCGTTTTTTCCATTTCTTCTTTTTTGTCATCAAAAAAATCAGTGAGTCTTTGGTTATAAGGGTATGAATCATAGACTCTCAAATTCAATTTTTCTTCAGGACTCTTGGACCTATATTTTTCTAATTTACTTTCCAAAGAGTTTAACTTACCCATGATTTGGTCCATCTCACCAAGTCTTTTCTCTAAATTAGATAATTGTCCAAAAAGGTTTTCAAAGTATTCGTCTTGTTTTTGTTGGATATTTTTTTGAGCATCAACTAAATCCGTTATCTCTAATTCTTCAGTTCCACTCTCTTCATCTTTCTTCTCAGTTGATTTACCCTTATCATCCAATTTTTCTACATCTGGGTCTGACTCAACATCTAAAGGCTCAGGTGTTGGA